AGTCTGGCAAGCCCGTAAAACTCTCCAAGATAATCCAGCACAGACCCATCAGCATAATAAAGTAAATTCCCTTTGCCTGTATTGTTGATCACCACCCGCTGCTGGGCAATTATTGCCGCCAACCCTGCCAAAAACAGCCGGACCGGGTCTCCATCCGCCAGAGAAACCCCTACAAGTCCCTCGTATACAGTGATTACATCAGCCTCTACGGTTTCAGTGTCGGTCTCGCAAAAACTAACATCCGGCAAATCCGTTACATTACTCAATTTCAATCCCCTCCTTTATCCGTATGCGTACCCCCGGTATCACTTTGCCTTCCCCAGCATTTGACGCCGTTTCTTTCCATATCAGCTTCACTACCTCCACCCGGGGTTCGTATTTCTTTATCGCCTGTACAACCTGTGCAGCAAACAGCGCCCGGGCGGCCCGGACAGGGGCATCAATGAACGCCGGGTCAAGCCCGAAATCACGATCAAGTGGCACTGTCCCTTTTACAGTTGACAAAATAGTTTTTACATTCTGAGCAATTTCCTTTACACCGGTTGCCCCGATTTCAATCTCTTCAAGCGTTGCCAGCACATCAATGGTACTTGCCATCCTTATATATACTCCCTCAAACTCAACGCCAGTTCAGCCACCAGCAGGTTTCCAAGATTGTCAACATTGGTCCAGGATTCCTCCAATCTCACCAGGACAAAATCTCCCAGAAAAACTTCACCAACGATCAAAGGCCGGGCTTCACCAGCGGCCAACATTCTGCGCATCATCCGGACCTGTTCTGCTGGATCAACCCCAAGGCTTATATCCAGGCGCACGGAAAACTGAATTTCATCCAGCGACACGCCCGTGAATTGTAACCGTGGCTTGTCATCCAGAACGGCATGCTCGGCAAAATTCGCCTCTCCGGACCGCGTAAACCCGGCAAAGGTCAACACCTGTTCCCTGCTGACCTCAAAAACAATATCCGCAAAAGTGCCGATCATCTTTTCCTACCTCAATGAGTGTGATGGTTCGTGTTGCCACCGGTATCTGTAATTGATCCTGTGGCGGATATGCTGCCTGATACAGCCAAATCCCCGGAAAAAGACGACCCGCCTGAAGCACTGATAGCCCCTGTGATCTGAGTTTGCCCGGTGATTTTTACAAGAGGGGCTGCAATCTGCACCACGGTTCCGCCCTTGACGTCCACCATGGTTCCGGCAGAAACAGCCACCTGGCCGGTTGCCGTCAACTCAACATCCCCTGCCACACTTCCTGTCAATTTATGCGCGGCCCTGTCATACTCAAGAGACGTTCCGTCCTTAAACAGGATGTGAGTCTTATCTTTGCTTGCCACCGGCACGGTATCTGCCCCGGAAAAAAAAGCACCAAGGACAAATCCCTGTGACAACCCCAGGGGAAGAAACAGACATAACACCTGCTCACCAACATCAGGCATGGCATAATATTTGTCATCCTGGGATTTTGGGACCAGCACCGGCAAAGAATACGAAATAATTCCGTCTGCATCTGCCATTGATACCCGCACAGTTCCGTCATCCACATTAACGCTTTCAACCGTGCCCACCCGGACAAGCTGATTCAGCCGCGCCTCAAGTTCGATTACCCGTTGTTCAATATCGTACATAGTCACCACCCCAAGGTTTTACGAGCCTTGACAGCGGTCTGATAACCGGCTCCACGGCTATATGTATGGCTGGATTCTTCAATCAGATATTTACCGTCAAAGGCTCCAAACCCAGCCACTGTAATCGTCAAACCCGCCTGAAAATCAGGATCTCCCATAATGGTAAAATCCGCTGTGATCTCCTGGCGGTTTTTTCTCCGCAGCGCCCCCTTGGCTCTTTTCTGGGCCTGGGCCAAGGATTCCACCCGCTGGTTGACTTGCAGTGTCTGCCCGACATCCGGCGCATTCGGCGGTGTAAACGTATATGTCTGTTCCTGCTTTTTCACAGGATCAAAATATTTGATTTTACATGCCTTATAGACATCAAAGGTCTTTGTTTCAAAAGAGTATTGAGATAAAAAAGAGACGCCCCTTTGCAGGGTGGCGACAGGGGACAGGTCCTCCAGGTTTTTTCCCGTGGAAATGACAATCTTTTCACCCGTCACCTTCAGATTCAAATCTTCGTCCTTGCACAAGCGATTTAAAAAAGCCAGGTCTGACTCTTCTCGCTGATCCTCCCGGGTGTATGACGGCGGATCATCCGCATCAATCCACAAACTCAGGCTGTGGGCCTCTGCAATATCCGCTGCAATCTGCGGCAGGGTCATATTTTCCCATGCCCGGCATTTTTTCTCTCGCTTAAAATTCTTTGTGGTCAGGCTGGACACGCCCTTGATAGTCACCGTGTCCGGCGGCCCAGCCGCTGTAATTTCATCAATTGAAAAGGTGCCGCAATTCAGACTTTTTTTCTGCCCTGAAAAATCTGTCTTGATGGCCGCCTTCAAAGTGGCCCCCTTTGACGGAAACCATGATCCGGTCCAGTTGCCTGAAATATTCTCCAGATTCACCTGCAAATCATCGGCCTTGCCACCCAAAGCAGATGTTACGGTAAAGCCGGTCAAATAAGAGGAGACATCCGCAGATATATCCACCCCGTCATAAGTCAGTTTCAGCGCTGCCGTGCGGATCATCTCTCCCATGGCGGCAGGCTCCCGTTATCAATATCTGTTTCGTCAATATCCGGGACAACAAGGACCGTTCCTGCGGAAAAGATAAACACATTGGCCTGGCCAGGATTAGCCTCAATCAACTGATTCATCAGCACTTCCCTGCCCCACAACCGCTTTGCAATCCGGTCAAAGGTATCCCCATGTATGGTGGTGTAAGTACTACTCATACGCCAGCCGCCTTTCCCGGGCCAATTGCCGCCGGGAATCCATCACCCCGTTATTCACACCGGCCTGCACCGCCCGTTTTGTTGATTCCGGGTCTGACCCCTGAGCATTGACGGTGACATTTATATTGTTGTTCTGGGAAACTGAATTGTTGGCCTGGACTGCCTTTGACAAGCCCGCTGACGCACTGTCAAGGGAAAACATAGCGTTTGCTTCATCCGCCGTGGCCCCTTTCACTTTTTTGTCATCGCCACCGAAGCCTGGTATAATATTCATCAGCTTTTTAGCAGCACCGAACATACCCTTGATTTTTTCCCACAAATCAACAAAGAATGTTCTCAACGGCTCCCAGTGCTTGAAAACCAGATTAGCACCTGCCGCGAATTGCCCGACACCTGGAATCAGCCAGGCGATTTTGCTGATAACCGTATCCCACAAATTGAAAAGAAACTGCTTGATAGGCTCCCAGTTCTTATAAATAAGGTAAGCGGCACCGGCCAGGGCTGCCACCCCGGCGATCACCAGACCAATAGGATTGGCGTTCAAGGCAACATTCCACGCCCACTGAAGTGCCGCCGCAAGTTTTGTTGCGATATTCAGCCCCTTTACCCAGATAATTGCCATCTTAATGGCGGCAAAGGTACTCATAAAACTGGTGACGACATAAGTTGAAGCAAGGATCGCCACCTTGGCCCCGACAAACCCGGCAGCCAGAAGGCCAACCATGCGCGTTGCCACAGGAAACCGTTGTGTCAATGATGTCATTACTCCGGCAATTTTAGTCAACCCGGCGGTGATATCCTGCACCACAGGTAAAAACAGAGTGGCCGCTGAAATCTGCAACCCTTCCATAGCGGATGCGAACCGGCGCATTGCCCCCATGGTGGTATTCTCCATCTCATCGGCAATTTTTTTGCTTGCCCCTTTACTGTCCGTGACAAGATTTATTTTAGCCAGGATGTCGCCAGAACTTGATTTATTAAGCAATTCAGCCATGGCTGATGCCGGCTTGATCCCAAAAATATCTCTAATGTATCCAAGTTTGTCAGCAGACCCCATCCCTTCCATAGCCTTCGCCAAGTCCGCAAAAATACCGGGAATATTTCTTAAATTACCTTCCGCGTCTGTGGTCTCAACATTTAATACAGCCAAGGCATCCGCCGCTGCTTTAGGTGGTGCTGACAAGCGGATCAACGACGCCCTTAAAGCCGTTCCGGCCTCAGACCCCTTGATACCTACATCGCCCAACAACCCAGCCATGGCCGCCGCCTCCTGGAGAGACACACCGGCAGAAGCGGCAGCCGGGCCAACATACTTCATAGTCTCGCCCAGCAACTCCAGAGTGGTATTACTGGTGGTGAATGTTTTTGTCAGCACATCTCCCAGCATTCCCATGTCTTCAGCCTTTAACCGAAACGCGGACAGCATGTCCGATGCAATATCAGACGATAGTGCCAAATCCGTATTGCCGGCACGGGCAAGATTCAACACCCCTGGCATGGCAGCAATTGTCTCATTGGTTTTAAACCCTGCCATGGCAAGGTATTTCATACCAGCTGCCGCTTCGCTGGCAGTAAATGATGTGGTGGCCCCAAGCCGCTTGGCTGTCTCTTCCATGGCCCTGAATTCATTGCTCGTTGCCCCCGATATAGCCTTAACCTCGGCCATTGCCTGCTCAAAATCAGCGGCCACTTTCAAAGGAGCCGCCAGGGCCATAACCGGTAAAGCCGCTCCGATAATCTGCCCGCCGATTTCAGACCGCCGGTTGTCCGCGCCCTGCTTCATGGTCATGGCTGACTGAAGCTTTGCCTGGGCCTTCCTGGCCTTTTCCGTCTTTTTGGCAAGCTTTTCCTGGGCCGCCGCAAGTTTACTGGTAGAAACCCCGGCAGCGGATAAAGACTGTCTCAACCCGCCCAGTTCCCGCCGTTCACTCTTCAGCCGGTTTTCAAGCCGGTTCACTGTCAGCGCCGCCGCCGCAAGCTTGTTTGACATGGCTTTTGACGGCGGACCAGCATTCACCATCTCTTTTTTCAGCCCGGCAAAATGCTCCCTGGCCCTCACCAGCTCCGTGGATGTAACAGACAACCCTTTCTGCAATTTGGAAAACTGCCCGGCCTGGGCCTGGATTTTATCCATGGCCCGGATCCGCCCGGAAAGCACCCCTACTTGCTTTGACGCACGGGTCATGGTAGATTGATAGGTGGAGCCAAGAGCGGCCCCGATGGAAAAGACAACACCGAAAGTTTTAGCACCCATGGAGGAACCTCATGAAAAAATCAGTCATAAAGATTTTATGTACCTCAACCGCATGGACCATGCTGTTCTCCTGTCTTGTCTGGGTAATGCTGATAAAAGATGTTCTGATCGAAGTATTTGCAGGATCAACAGCCCCTGCCGTGGATCAGATATTTACAACGCTGTTCTTCGGCGTACTGACAGGTGCCGCATGCGCCGTTCCCGGTAAACTTGCGGCCCTCACTTTCTCGACCCTGTTCAACAGGGAATTCACTGTTTAGCGGCTTTGGCCGCCACATCCGCCCACTTCGACAATTCCGGCAAGGTCAAATCAAGCCAGAACTCAACCCCGCCGCCGGTGAGCATGGCAAGCTGGACACAGATCCTGCGCAGCTTGCCGGGGTCTACAAAAAAGCACTCACCTTTTCCGACAACGCCACATAGTCCGAAAGATCCATCTCTTTCAGGGCTTCCGGCTCCAGCCCCGTGGCACTGGAAATAATATACAGGGTCTGGGTGGCAGGCCCGGGAGAAACAATCCCCCGCGCCGCCATCTCAGCTTCGCATGTCAGCAAGTCTTTTGTTTTCAACCGCCCGTTAAAATCAACGGTCTCAATGGTCTTTCCCTCATATTCAAAAGGGTGTTTCAGAGTAATGGTTTCCATTTTTTACATCCCCAGCCCAAGGGCTTCTCTGGTTTCAGCCAAGAAATCAATGCCGTTGATAACGCAGATAAAGTTGAATTTATCAATCTCCAGACGGGAAATTCCACCGATGGAAACCTTGATATAGGACACTTCAAACTCCGAACTGCTGTCCTGTGTGGCCCCGGTATCCATTTTCCCAAGCCCGATCTTTTTTGGATTTGCCTTGACCACAATCTTCTGGGCCTGGGTAGAGTATGTGCCGCTTGCCGCATCATATATCTGCACCGCCCCGCGCAGCTCCAGATGATGAGCCACTGGGGTCGCCAGCAGCATCAGGTTGCCGGACACCGTGCGCCAGTTCAGAGTCATAGACATGGAGCTGTAATGGCCCACAACAGGCGTGTCAATTTCACCCGCAATCCCGGCGCCCTTGACCGTATCCGTCATGGCTTCGATATCGGGCAGATCCACATCCGCCATGCCAAGCAGATCCACCCCGTCCAGGTATACCCGGTAGCTTGACAGCCGCTCCTGTATTTTATTTGACATGTTTCAAACCTCCTTACCGTGTTTATCCAAACAGGGTTTCAATGTAATCCGGGTCATACTCAAGGACGAACTCAATCTCCCGGGCAGGGCTCGGCGGTGTCACGTAAACATGGAAAGTGATAATGCCGTCCATAAGATCGGTCACCGCGTTCTCATCCTCCTGGAACTCCACCCGGCCACCCAGAATATACTGCCGGGCGGCAAGGCCGTTGAGCCAGATGTTGAGCGAATCAACAATGGTCTCAATCAGCCGCCGGTTGATCGGCGCGTCCACCTTCTGCCAGTAAGTCAGGATAATGGTGTTTGCAATCCAGTTGAACATGCGCCGGATGGGGATAAAGGCGTCTTTGACATCCGTGGTGGCAGGGTAACACCCGGTACGGTTCCCCCAAGCTACCCAGCCGCCATAAAAATTCAAGGCAGTGACAATGCCCTGGCCGTTGAGATACGCCGCAGAATCCGGACCCAGCCACACCTCGTCCCCGTTCGCCACCGCCGAGTCCATCTGAAGACTCTTGTTTGACGGGGAGACATACGGCACATCGTTGTTGTCCGAATCGGTCTGACAGATCAGGGCAGCCAACTGTGATGACAGCCAGAACTCCTTGCCGTCCAGGGCCACCTTGGGCCAACACACAACCAACTGATTGTCCGTCAGGTTGTTGCTGTTTTTCTCGGCTGACACCTCGTCATATTTTGTCACGGTGTCGGAATCAATATCCACCAGGGCGATGCACTTGAAATGCCCGTTGATATTTCCGGCCTTGGCATGCATGACCGCCGCCACACCGGAGTTCACAGAATATCCCGGGGAAACAATCTGCCCGGGAACCAGCCCGAACATGGGAAATACGGAATCCACCAGCTCAAGACCGGTTGAGGCCCCTGTGGTGCCGTCAATCCCGCCGATGATATCATCGGTTGTCACCTGGCTTGGATCTCCATAGGTATATGAGACGCTCAGGTTTGCATCTTCGGCAATGGACCCGCCGGAAATAAGCGTGATTTCCCCTGTGGACCGGTCAACCGTATAATCGGTATCTTCCACATAAGTGGTTGTCTTGGTGGAATCCTTCACCACAAGAGTTCCGGAGATAATGCCGTAATGGGCAACCACCCCCTCATCACCATCCAGACTGACCACTTCATCATCCACATCCGTCTGGTGTTCATCCGGATCAAACACGTTGACAAAAACCACGGGAGACACTGAAAACAGCGCAAACATGGCATACATGAATTCACACAAATTCCACTTTGCAAAATCGCTGGAATACCCGAACGTGGAGACAGCATCCTTGTAAGAATATATCAGCTTGGGCACATTCACAGGCCCGTCAGCATCCAGAAAATGGATAGGCGCACACCCGACCACAACGGGCAGCCCGGCATCCACCGACGCCGCCGGAACAATACTGGTAGCCTGTTCAGAGACAGACACGCCATGGGAATAGGTCATGATTTACCCCCTTTCCTGCTGGCCTGGTAGGCAGCAATCACCGCCTGATAGGCTTTCCCCAGCACACTGGTTTTATTTTCGATCTGCAAACGGGCCACCGCCAGATCCGCCACCGGGACAAACAGCTTTGCAAAAGCCTCGTCCTCATCACAACGGGCCTGCACAAACTTAGGCAGCCCCCCGCTGTAAATCCTGAACCGGGTCATGGGCAGCTCCCCGCCCATGTTCGGCCCCACATAAATAAGTTTTTCCTTTGCCACCGGCACCACCTCCTGTTCTTCTGTTGTATCTTCCACGGCTTCGTCCGTTTCAACCGTTTCCGCATCGACCGAAACGGCATCATCCAAAGTTTCCATAAACACCTGTCTCCTCATCAACGGGACAGACCCGGTCAAACGCCGGAACCTGCCATTTTGTTTTAATCACGCCTTCGTAGTAAGGATGCGGCTGGGCATGATGCCCGCGCTCATCCCCCAGGGAATAAGTCAGGGGCCAGTCCAGCAGAAACCGGCCAGACAGGATCTGTGATTCAAGAATCACCCGCCTGCACCGCATCACCATGTTCATGATGTCATTCTCGCCGGGCTCAACCCCCTGGGCCGTATAAATGCCGCACAGGATCTCGACACTGGCAATGGATTCATCCTGCCGGTCCTCACCGGATGCTGCCCGGATAACGATATACGGGTAATCACTTTGACGCTCATCGTTGCCCGGGTCATTGCCCTTGCGCCTGGCAGGTATGGCCCCTATAAAAAACTGCGGGGCCGAATACTCGCCGGGGTCTGATTCCGTATGGCGAAACCGCACATGCTCAAAACCTTTTTCCAACAAATCTTTAACTGCCAGTACAAGTTCAAAGGACATTATTTAACCCCCATCTCGCGGCCCATCTCATGGTCCAGATTCTTTTCAAATCTTGCCAGTGCGTTCTCCTGAAGCTTTGCCCGTACATTATCCCGGGCCACCATCTGTGGCACGGCCAGTGAATATTTCTCTTCAATAGGTAAGGATGTCCCCCCGCTGCGCTGGAAAACCCCCACATGCCCGGACTTCATCCGGGCCACAAATGCATGGGATACTGATTTTCTCTGTCCTTTTTTCACCATGACGCTGACACCCGCCTTTGGCCGCCGGGCTTCCGGCTTTGACGGCCTTGGAGCAAAACGGATCAACGGCAGCCTTGTCCCGGCCACATCCACAAACGCCTCAAGACTCCCTCGTGTAGCTTTTCGAACAGATAAAGCAGACCGAACCGTCTTTGCGTTGACCGCGTACTCCTGCCGCACTTCCTTAACGACATCGGTACGCACCCCCGCCACGGTCCGATTCACAGACCGGGTAACAGCCTTCTTGGCTCTGGAACCAAAGGCATTCAAAAACCCCTCGGCCTTGTCCAGTCCCGTGCCTGTAATCTCAATCCTCATGCCAGGAACCTTTCAAAATAGATATCATACTCATAATCAAGCCCAACAACCTTCTCCACCCGCCAGTAATCGCCATCATCCACCTTGGCGGCATCCAGGTTGAGCCTGATTTCATCCCCCACATCCGGGACCACCGCAAGGTCGGACCGGCGGACGGACACCAGCTTTCTGACCACATCCGTACCCGCGTCATAAGCCTTTGTCTCGACATCGGACACCAGGGCCGGGATCTGATCACCATCCCAGTCGATCAGCCGGTCCTGGCCATCCTCGCCGTACTGGTTAAAATCCAGCTCCGCCGCCCGTATTTCCTTAACGGTTGTCATGTTTATCAAGCCGCAGCCACTTCAGCGGCACCGGCATTCAACAACACATCCACGCCCGCATCCGCACCGGCAGCCGCTGCAAACGCAACCCCGGCAAAGGTGTTGTCCGTGGACGTAGCCGTGATGTCACCGCTGGAATTCAGGTACACCTTGGCCCCCTGGGTAATCGCCTCACTGGCATTCTTGGGCAGCGTCCAGACCTCGGTCACTGCCACCGCTCCGGCATCACCCACGGCAATGTCCACCAGGGCCACGCCCACCAGGGTGCCGATAATCACCGCGTCCCCGGATGAGATGGCCGCACTGCCGCCGTTGGTATAATCAATCACATCGCCTTTCTGCACATGATTTGTTGCCATTTTTTAAACCCTCCTTATTTACGCGCCGGTGTTCTTGATGATCCGGTGAGACATGGCACCCACACCAAAATCAATCCGGCATTTGTACTTGATGCCGTCCGTGTCAAAATCAATCATGTCCTCAAGATACGGGGTCTGCACGCCGTCCAGGAACGCCACTTCAATGGCATCGGACGCAGTCTTGTCCGGAAAGAGGAACCATGCATCTTCGTCCAGGCCGTCCTGAACCGCATCAATGACCGGGGTAATCTTGGCCTTGAACGGGTTAATCACGCCGGAAGACATGTCAGTCTCAGGAAGAGCCGCTGACAGCAGAATGATATCCACATCCGTTTCATACATGGACCCGCACACCAGATACTTGGGTGTCAGGTTCAGATTCACGATGTCTCCCGGATCTTTGAGCTGCCGCATGAGCTGCCGCCCCTGGGAAATCGTGGCCTTGGCCGGAGCCCCGGCGGTGGACATGATATTGCCGTGATCCGCATGGAAAAGCGCCTTGCCGTCCGCCATCTCAGGATTTGAATTCAGCAGGGCATACACATGCTGATTGATGGTCCGCTTGGCAGCCGCGCCAAACATCCTGGGCACCTTGAGGAACACCCGCATGTCATCATTCACGATCATGTGCCGCGTCATCTTGAACATGTTGCCGAAAGTCTTGATCATGTAGGACTCGCCGGTTTCGGAAATATGAACATCCTTGTATTCACCGGATTCTCCCAGCAGATCCAGCACCGGCAGGGCGGAAATATCAATACCCTGCATGGGTTTGAAATCCACGCCGTCAACGATGCTGCAAAACACATCCCAAGTCACGGCGGCCTCTTCCCACGCCTTGAGCAGGCGCTTATTGGCCACATTGGACATGATCAGCGGAAAATCACTGGTTGAGGTTGTCGGCACACTCCTGCCGGACAGCCCCAGGGCCATGCCTGCAATCTCCATCTTGTTCAGGCCCCGTACATTGCCGCCCGCCATGGCCACACACTCCTCGGCCAGGCGCAGCAATGACCGCCCCCGGAAATCCTCATGGCCCGCCGCAGGTTTTTCAACCCCCATCCCGGACCGCAGGCAGATGCCGTCAATGGCCGCCGCCCGGAATTTGTCACGGGCCTCCACAACCACCTGCGTCCTGCCGGAACCCACTGCCGGGTTCTTTTCGGCCAGCTTGCTGAAAATCTCATCAGACACCGCATCCATGGTAAGGCTTCTCTGGATCATGTCTTCAGCCACACCGGCATCCAGCCCGGCCACACTGCACCGCCTGCGGATCTCCATGCACCGGTCGGTTTCCGCCCGCACGGCATCGCGCACCAGCTTATCCACAGCGGCCTGGTCCGGTACCGCAGCGGCACGGGTTTCCTGTTTTCCTGAGTCCTGTCCACCACCGGAAGGGGCAGGCTGAGCAGTCTCAATCCTTGCGCCCTGGGTATCGGCTTGGGTCTCAGGCGTTTTTTTCGTCTCTTCTGTTGTGCCCGGCATTGATTTCTCCTTTCTGATCTGGTTATCACTTCTCGCCTTGGCGTATTCATCCGCGCCGATAGGGGTAGCGGACAACTCTTTTAACTCCCACCTGGTTACAACCCGGACAGGCCCTTCATACTCATCAGATCCAATGATCTGCTTTTGCCCGTCCGGAACAAAATATGATTCAAGCACCCGGTACCCGACGGAATAATCCGTCAGGTGCCCTTCATTTGTTTTCTTTGCCGCGATTTGTCCCTCATCCGTGGCCGAATAAATAACTTCTGTTTCAAGGGCACGATACCCGCCCGCTTCGGCCTGGGTAAAATCCCCGGCACTGCCCAGCACCGAAGCCACACCGTAACGGTTATGACTGTCGAGCAGCGACACCCGCCCGGATGCAGGCAGGACAACGCCGTCCATGCGCAGCACCTCATCCACATAATCATAGACGTCATAATCAAACACCCGCACCGGCTTCTCCGTGGTGGCCACGGCCCGGACAGCGCTTTTCTTTTCATCAAAGCTTGCCGGGGCCATGGCTACCGCACGGGTGCTGATATCAGTCTGGACTCTACCCGCATCATTTGATTGTTGCGTGTTTACATCAGGCATTGACAGCCTCCTCTATTTTCAATCGTTCAGCCCTTTTCCGGGCCAGATCAATCAACCGGTCCTCTTCCCGAATCAACTGGTCCATGGTTTCGTCCCAGTCATCACCACGGTTCCCGGCGATCCGCCGCCGGGTGGTGGTGCAGTTGGCAAGATCCATATTGGCCGCCTTGCTGTCATTGGCCGGATCAACCCAGGTCCAACCCGGATTCTGCCATTCCACATCCGTATAGGCATCCGGGTCTTTCTCGTACGCAGGCATTATCATGATTCCGGCCAGAAAAAGCCCTTCCACAAACCATTCAGCCAGCCGGTCATTCATTTTTTCATTGATAAAGTTCTGCTGACCCTGGTAAGAGAGCCGCTCGTCAAGCTGTGAGGACCGCTCCGCCGAATATGAGGAATCAGACCTGTCATTGGCAAAGGCCCCGTAACTCATACCGGACCCGGCACTCAGGCTTTTAAGAGACTGCTTGACGTAGGGCTCATAGGTTTCGCCGGGCCGTTTGTGGCTGGCAATCTGGATCTCCGTGCCCACGGGCAGCATCTGGATTCTACCTGGCTCAATGTATTCGCCCACATCGGTCAGGCCGTTTGTGGTGGTGCCGATGGCAGGCCCGCCGCCCATCATCTCGGGATACTGGCTCTTGATGAACAGACCGAATGCAGCGGCCAGCTTGGCCCCAATCCGCTCAAAAGACTGGTACTCGGACAGGTCAAACGCCTCCATGATGATCGCCACAAACCAGGAAACACCACGGGTCTGGGAAGCCCGCTCCTTTTCGTAAACATGGATCACATCCCCAGCATCCAGCACACGGATGTCGTTATAATGGATAAACTGATAATCGCCCGGATGGTTTGGCAGGATATGATAAGCCACAGGCCGTCCGGTCTGGGCGTCCATCTCAATGCCGCGCCGGGCAATGTTGCCGTTCTTCATGGGGCCGTCCACGAAATCAGCCAGCATGTCACACTCCAGGACCTCAAGCCGGAACGGAGCCACGCCGGTTTTACGCATGGAGCGATCCCACACCCTGTGAATCAGCACCTCACCGTCGGTCCAGATATGCCGCAGCACCAGTTTTTGAATACTGGCAATAGAGTCATGGCCTGAAATATCACAATATTTCTTCTTGCCCCACCGCCTGAAATGCTTTTCAAACAATGTGTTCATGGCGACATCCGGCTTTCCGTCCCGGCCCTTGATACGGAACTGCGGAAAAATACCGTTCCGGATCACATTGTCACAGATTTTCCGGATAGCGCCCTTGATATAGGGATTGTTCCGGGCCAGATCCCGGCACCGGGCCGTAATCATTTTAATGCCGCGCTTAATCTCGGCATCGCCGGAAGTGTTTCTTGGCAGCCATTTCTTGTTCGCGCCCCGGGTGGTACCGGCCACGTAGGACCGGTACTGATGCCGCCCGGAAACATAAGACACGGCAGCCCGGCCAGAGAACAGGCTCAAGAGGCTGCCGAAAAAGGTGGTGACCGTGTCGTATGAACGCTGCTTGAAATTCATCACCCGCGCACCCCGAACACAGCCGTTGAATGGCTCAGACAGCCATTGCGCTGGAGCATGGAGATTCTCAATTCAAGTTCGGCAATATGCTTGTTCAGCGTCTCCAGATCCGCCCGCGTGGTGGACCTGCCCCCAGGAGCATCAAACTCCTGTCCGCCGATCAGCACCGCCCGACGTGCCGCCTTAAATTCTGAAAGCTCTGTTTGAAGTTCTTCGAGAGTTGCCATATTACCCTTCCCGGAAAATTAAATTTCAGATTGTCAAGTAATATGACGCAATATATTGCGAAAAAAAAGACAGTCGGTACTACTGGTAGTATATACTACCCATAGTACCGACTTTTTAAAGAAGGCATGATTATTGCTTAATCAATTTCAATTTCAACAGTTTTGCGAACCTCGCCATCCGGCCCGGCATATCTCCGAAACCGGACAAAGGTATCCGGGCCGAACACACCGTCAAACCGCTGGCGGTACTTTTTGGCCCCTGGCGCATATCTGCCAAGGCTCTTGACACACTTTGCCCAGGGCCAGAAATTTCTTTTCTTTTTTAAATTGTCCATATATGGATAAGATTTTATAAAGATTGAATGCTTTTTATCTGTAACCCCAGCCTGGCAGCCACGCATTCATCCACATTGCTACACCGGTGATACCGGATGCGGAAATTATCTTCCCATGGCCGGGTGGTGGCCACCGGCATTCGGCAGCCGCACACAGGACACAAAGCCCCATCCCTTGGTGAAAAATCAACGCTTTGGGCAGCCTGCGCCCTGACAGATTCAATCAACACCACCGCAGCCTCCATACCCTACCCCCAATAACTTGACCCGCCGGTAAACGGGTTCACGGTTTTTTTCTGCTGTTTCTTTTCCCGAACCACAGGCCCATACACAGGCTCAGCCAAAAGGTTTACCCCGCCGCCGGGCATCTCCCAGTCCGCCATGGATGCCGCTATGGCTTCCGCATCTAAGTAATGATTGTCATGTGTGCCGCAAAGCTCCCAGGTTTCCACACCCTTTTCATTGACCTGTTTGCGCTCCGCCGTCACCTGCCGGGCATAATCCAGCCCGGTCTCCTGGTGGACGTATGCCCCGCCGGGCTCCTGGTCCTTGGCTTTTCCCATGCGCTGGTGAAACAGGTCTTTAAGCTTGTCCGTATCCATAAACACCAGTTTCATACCCATCCTCAACGGCTTTCCCGAAGGGGTCTTATTGATCACGCCACCCAGCCGCAACTTAGTCGGCAGCGGATGTGATGACCCTTTAATGCCGAACACCCGGCAGAACACAGACGTCATCATCTGGTCCTGCAGCCACAGATATGCCTCCTCAGTGGATGAAATATCTTTCTTGTACTTTCCGCCGCCGGTATCCAGCCCGGCCCGCCATATCATCATGTCCCTGCCGCCGCCATGCACAGGATACGACGCCCCGAACAAAAGATTTGCCACATCCCGGAACGTGGGCAATGTGCCGTAATCAATCAGCCAGCTTGTCCAGTCCCGCGCCCATGCCCGCACCACATAAGGAAACCCGTACTTCTGCATATCAATCCCGCAGGTCAGGGCCACCGCCTCCTGGGGCACGGTCTGAGGCGGCAGCTCCGCCTTGCATTTCAACACGTCAGCCTGGTCCGTCTGGATCAACACCTCGTACTCTTCCCAGGGCAGGGCCTCAAAGGAGTTACGAAAATCCTTTAACTTCTCCTTGCCCTTGAGCCCGTCGATAAACGCCCCGGCACACTCTGACAACGATACAAAATAAGAGATCCATGCAGGCAGATGAAAGCCCACCCGCGCAGGCCGGAACCTGTCCAGGAAGGTATCCAGAGCAATCCCGGCCTCCCTGGCAATCCATCTGCCGTCCCGCACTGCCATGTTCCGGATGTTGTCATCCCACCGCCCACCACAGTGTTTACACTCGTACCAGGCAAGCTTTTTACTCCGGATCCCCTTTGAATCCGCATCACCGCCGCCGTCCCACTTGATGTGATCCATGGACATAAGCTGGTCCTGGCTGCAAAATGGGCATCGTGCATGATAATCAAAAATCACATCCGTGTTCTCGGTCAATTCCCGCCAGATCAGGCCGGTTGTCACAGACGGCGTGGATGTCTTGAAGTGCTTGGATATGTCCCGGTACGTATTCAGCCGCTTGTCTATCAGGTCCAGGGCTGATGCCTCCTTGCTGGCAGACCGGAACCCGGGCTTGTCGATCTCATCTGAGTTAGCATACCGGCAGGGCTTGTTCGCCATTGTGGAAACTGAACTGGCCCAGGCCCCGTAAATGGTCATGTGCTGCAAATTGATTCGGCTGTCGGACAAGTCCTTTTCTTTGCCCGTCAAAAGGGACCGCAGGCGCACCGAATTTTTAAACATGGGGATCAGGCGGTCCTTGAAATTGGTTTTTGTGGTGGCCTCATCCGGATAAGTACACAGCCAGTCCCCCGGAGCCATGTCCACCCTGGACCCGATGTAGTTGTTAATACACTCGGATACGCCTGTCTGGGGAGCCTTGCATGTAATCACCTCCCGCACAAAAGGCCGGGCACCCGCATCCATGATCCCGACCAGATACGGGGTAACGCTGTTTTTCCAGGTGCCGGGAAGAACCGACTTCACCAGCACCCGGTGCTTTTCGGACCATTCCGACGGCTTGATCTGCTTGCGCTTTTTAAGCCGCCGCCGTTCCGCCTTTGTGAAAACCACCCCGACACCCACCCGCCCGCCGGACATGCCGTCAACAACAGACTGCCACAGGTCAGCCGACATCCACGTCGGACACCCTTTCACTTTCATGGTTTTCGTTTCGGTAAACAGCAAGACGCACGCTCCTTATTGCTGGACCCAAATCCGTGACAACGGGAACTTAACCCTGCAAAACACACAACAAAGCGGCCTTCCTTCCGGGCCTTCGGTCTCTTCGTTCGTCTCTCCGCACTCAGGACACACCCATTGCCAATAACTCACTTTTTTTACAAAAACCTCTTTCTCCTCTTTATCGTGAGGATTTCTGCCTGTGATCGTGTCTGCACCCGTTAACCACTTCACCCGGCTGGATGAAATCTTGCAGCCGTCGTCAGTTTCTGATTGTAAAGCCTCTCTTAACATACAGCCCCCTTAATCCTCTAAAAACATAACCTGAAACGTCTGAGTTGTGGCGTACTCACTCAACTCAGCTTCAATTTCAGCCTCAATACACTCCATCAGATCAGCGCCCTTCTCGCTCTTTCCAGCGACCAAAGCCACCCACTCCGTAATCTTTGACCGGACACGGTGTTTCAGGCCGGTGCCGAAAATCACGGCACGGGCCGCAAGCTCCAGCTCAAAATCACCTCTGGGAATATACCGGCCCATGTCCTTATCCAGTTCAAACCTCAACTTTTTTTCCTTGAGTTCCAGCAAGGAAACCTCTTTATCCGCCTTGCGCTGGTGGATATCCGACAGATCATCAATATTCCCACCCCGCCGCTGCAACGTGGATGCATACGCCCTGACCTCAGCCTCATCCACACTACCATCCGAATTCACCCGCAACAGCCCGGCCTGCTTGTCCCGGTAAATCTTGGAATCCGAAATCTTGTAACCGGCGGAATCCAGATGCTGAAGCACCTGCCGGGTTGATCCAAACTGTCTTTTCTCGATATCCATGGGAGATCCCCGCTAAACAGCCGTGGGCAGCCGGGCCGCCCACGGCAAATTGTTAATCCTCGACCACTGCGGCAGCCGCCAGCCGGATGCCGATATAGTAAATATTACCGCTCTTTTTTCGTTCAAACCCGTCAGACATGATCTGACCAAACCGCTTCAGGGACAGCGCAGCAACGCCGTGTTCCCTTGCCCATTCGCAGAAGGAATCGTAAAGCACACTGGCCTGCTCCTGGTAATTGCCACCCACATCGCACCGATCAGACACCCATTTGGTAACGGCCTGCTGGGCCAGGGCCTTCGCAGCCGATGTGGCCGGGCCGAACCCAGGGGTTAACTTTCTTTCATCCAGCTCCTCAAGCAGGTCATCCACCGGCATGCCCGTGAAATAGTTCAGGGCCTTGAGCGCTGCCTTGCCCTCCAGGTACTTGTCCGCACTCTCCACAAGTTTCGCCATGGGGAAATACATATTCCCGGATCTGCGGACCCCTGCGTCATCCATGAGGTTTGGAGAGTCTGACCCCGGCATTTGGTAGGTTCCGGTTTTTCGGATGGCGGGCAGGACTTCCTCAAAAATCCAGGCTTCGAATTGTTCTGCTTCAGGTAAAGTTGATTTTACAATCAGGCGATAAACATCAGGCTCAAGGATTAATTGTGTTTGTGGATGAAGAGTCGCGATTCCCGACTCTTTAGCAGAGATGCCTTTTTTACAATGAGTTATAATTGCGTCTCTTGTATTCACATACCCTAAAGCACTTGCGACATCTTTAGCCACAAACAAAGAATTCTCATTTTCATCCTTAACCACCAGCGCAAGGCTATCCCCAAAACAAAACGGTGTAACTTCCTTATTTGTCTTCATATTTTTCTCTCCAATGCACTTAAACGTAGATCAATTTTGTTGAACTGTTCCTGGGCAATATTCACCAGGTATTCAATTTCATCTGCCGCCGCATCCACGATAGCCCCCAGGGCCATGACCTCTCCGGACCGGAATGTTTTAAACGGGTGTTTTTTTGTGTCCTCATTCTCAATGATCGTGGAAACCATCTTGAGCTTGCTCAAGGGATGGCAAACCAGGAACAAGGCGTCATTGTCGTTACGGATCTGCTCTTCGGTAAGAAAACTTTTAAGCTGCATGGGACACCTCCCCAAAAAACCAAACATAGAAAGAGGCGAAAGAAAAGAATTGAACGGGCATAAGCGTTCCTCCTGTGAAAAAATTTGTTTACAGCCCTTTTCGCTGTCAAACAAAAAGGGCGCACCATGTCGGGTTGACAGAGCGGTCACAGGAGCCGCCGGGCCGAAGCCCCCCAACATGGCCGCCCAGATAAGGAGGAGCCATGCCACGGATACAAAAAATCCGCCATGAAAGGCGGAGCATCCGCCTGTGAACCGGGCTGTCAATCCCGCTTGCTGGAATTTGCCAGCAATGGATTCACCATACCAGATTCCGGATTCAACTGTCAACTTTTTCTTTACAGCTCCTCTTTCGATCCTCCCTTTTTTGTAACCTGCCAGAATAACAAGTGGATTCATTAAGAATGATATGCTGTTAAGCCAAGGGAGGATTGTTGTAACAAATTTCTTATATTTTTTTCTTAAATAATTTTTCGTTTTTTCTTGTAATAATCCTCCCATCTTCCATAAGAAAAAAATAACAAATAAAAACAAAGAATTATAAGCAGAAGATAGGCAAAACGTCTGCCCCTCGATCCTCCCTGAAAAGCTGTTAATCCTCCCTGTCATGGCATCACACCGCAACCTTTGTTTTGAAATTTTTCCCCGTGATCAACTCATCCGGGTGGTAAAGCCGCAAATACCAGGCAATCTCGTAATCATCCAGGGCAAGCAGCTCCTGGACACGCTGTTTGATGCACTGGGTTTTAAACACAGGGTTATAAAGCACTTCAATAGAATCGGGTGTGGCTGAAATTGTGATGGGGTGCTGGGACAACAGCCACTCAAGTTCTGCCATGGGAGACAGTCCTTCCGGTTTTTTATACCCCATATCCACAGCGCTCATGCGCTGGGAAGGCGGCAGCCCGGCCACGACCCAGGCCCCTATATCAACACCAGCTGCCCAGGCTTCACCAGGGTCTTTCCCTTCCGGCACCGGCCACAGGCGAGCACTCTGAAAGTTTTCCCGCCACCAGTGCCACCCGGTTTTCCCCAGGCCTGCCTGGTCATAATCCAGGGCCACCAGGATGCGCTGGCACTGCTTCAGGGCGTAAAAAACAGAAGAGCCGGGCCGAATGGATACAGAGCCAAGAGCCACAACCCCGGCATGATTACCAGCCTCCTGGGCCACCAGGATGGCATCAAGCTCAGCCTCAACGACCACAGCCACAGCCGGCTGTGTCCCCACGGAAAAAACCTCCATGCCGGACCCGGGCAGCACATAGTATTTCACATCCTTATCGGTCTTCAGGTCTGCCTTTGGCCGCCGGATTTTAATCCGGTGCAAAGCGCCGTCACGGTAACACGGGATAACAAAACCCCTCGGAATCCAGAGCATTTTAGGCCGCCCGGTTTTTTTATTCAGGATTTCAGGGAGCCCCCAGGATTTACGCGGCCTGAAAGAACACGGATTGCCCTTCTCCCCGCCGTGCCACCCCAGCCGGAACCGCTTCACCGCCTCCAGAGAAATCCCCCTGGACGCCAGATAATCCAGCCCATGATTATAATCCAACAATGCTTGGTGAGCTGTCCCCACGAAATCCTCTGCCTTCTTTTGCCAGGTTTCCACAGGATCTGTGTGTGTTTTTGGTTCATACGCCGCAGGCGCAGTGGGTGCAGGGACAGGTTTATACCGCGTAGGGATATAAGCCCCGCCGCCCCTGCCAGCCGCTTCAAACGCGGCCTTGTATTCATACCCGCAAAAATCCACCAGGAACTGCACCAGATCACCACCCTTGCCACACTGCCGACACCAATAAGACCCTTCGCCCCCCCTGTCAGCAGGCCAAACACGAAAACGGTCCCGCCCTCCGCACGAAGGGCACGGCCCGGAATACTCCCCGCCCTTGGAGCTGGAAACCTTCTTGGCTTCAACCCCAGCCGTTGACAGTGCGTCCATGATGTTCATCGCGCCTCCTTGACCCGCAAAAAAGAAAGCGGGATAATGCACGGGATAAAGAAACAACGCTTTTTTGTTTTTCCCGTTTGTTTTAACTCTTTGTTTTTATTCTTTATTTTATTTTCAATGGGATAATGGGAGTGAAATCTATAGAAAAAAGTAAAAATAAAATAGAAAAAAAATATTCTAATATTATTGCGTTTTTCCTCCCACGCTCCCGACATGGCTATCCCTCTGCTTAATCTTTAATGTTTTTGGTAGGTTAAAAATCCACGGGACTATTAAAAGCCGCTTAAAATTAGTCCCGCTCTTTACAGCTCATCTTCCCGCAACCCGACGCCTATGTATTTAATGTTGCTTGCCTTGACCTTCTCAAACCGCGCTGAAAACCACTGCCCAAAGCGTTTCTTTTTGGGCACCCTGTTTGACACGTTCTCTCGCCACCACTCATCAAATTTTTCGTACACCGCCGCCGCTGAAACGTGGAATCCTTCACCAACTACACAGCACTCGCTTATAAAATCTCCGACAGAATCCTCGTCCTGCCGGTACTCCTGGACAGCCTCTTTCACAGCCGCAGGCTGAATTAATTTGTGCCCTGCTTTTTGCCACTCCAGACACCCCTTTACAAACCAAGCCAGGATACTGGAATATACGGCCTCCAGTTTTTTAGGCAATCCGGGGTCTGCATCTCTTTCATGCTTGGCAAGTTCTTGATCCGGCGTCTGCCTTATAATAAAGGATACATCAAAAGGAAAAACGATCATGCGCCGCCAAAACGCGAAATCATCTGCCGACGCATGTGGCTTATGGTTGGTCAGGAGCATCAATGTATGGGTAGGTTCAAAAGATACTTCATATTTATCGTGAGGATTTCTGCCTGTGATCGTGTCTGCACCCGTTAACCACTTCACCCGGCTGGATGAAATCTTGCAGCCGTCGTCAGTTTCTGATGCAAATGCCATTCTCAACCCGCGCAGCGCCATGATATCAGGTGTCGGGCCGGCAGAACTCGCCACCCTGTTCTGGTCTAAAAGCATCTCAGACCGTATGGACCCGGCCAGCGGCCCGAGAATATCCGAGATGGCCTTCACAATCATTGACTTTCCGTTTGCACCTCTCCCGGTCATGACAATAAAAACCGCCTGCATCACCTTACCAACCATAGCAAACCCACAGACCAGCCGGAAAAAATCAACGAGATCCTGACGACCATCAAAAATTTCCAGCAGCGCCCCCTCCCACACAGACATATCAGAAAAGATCCCGTCCTCCGGGAATGCTACCGGGCTGGCTTTCAACAGGTAATCTTTCTGTCTGCCGGGCTCCAGTTCGCCGGTCTTCAGGTTGACAACACCATTTGCGCAAGGCAAAAGCCATGGATTTTGATCAATCTCATCGCCGGCAATGGCAATCGGTTCCTTGCTTGTATGAGCAAACAAGAGGCAGTTGCTCCGACGGTTGCTCGACCGCAGCAAAGACACTCTTTTGTTTATTTGATCCCGGGTATACTTCAGAGAGCCAGCATCTTTATTCTCAGCTTCCAGGTCAGATATTTGTTTTGACAGTCTTTTTGCCTCGTCCTGGTAAACCAGAGCAACTCCGTCCACTGACGCCGCAGCATCATCCATCCTGTCCACAATCCAGTGATGACCAGCCCACCGAAGCCAGCAGTTCATTGATTTGTTGAAAATAAAGTCATCACGGTACAACCGCTTAAACAGATCCCCGTCACCCAGTTCATTATTCAACAGACACTGCCTGATGAAATCAGAATCCAGGTCCGGAGGCCCTGTGCCGCCGCTGCTTTCGTCGGCATCCTTCACCCGGCGTCCGACCTGCTCCCGGATGTCTTTGATATCAACCATATTGCCCATCACTAACAACCTTTTGAAAAGTAAGTAAAAACCCTAAACAGTTCCCCATGCCCCACCCATTCTCAAAAAAAGTCAGAGCCAAATCTCGCGCTCATCTGCACCTCAACGGAAAGAGTCCCAGAAGGACCCGTGAAGAATTTCATCCCGCATAAAAGATGTTTAGACTTTGGTTTGTTTGATATTTGAGGGGGCCTGGGGGATCTTCGCTGCCCAATGCCGTCAATCAAAATAAAAGTCAGGAGCCAGGTTATTGTCCTCACAGCCTGACTCAAATTCCAAAGCGTAATCACAAGACTGGCAGGTGCATTCATCTATCAACTCTCCGCAATCAGGGCAGTATTCTGCCGTGTCGTTTCTGTCCATTACTCGCCTCCTTGGCTATTCAAACGTTAACGTATCCGCCCCCAGAACACCGGCTTCAATAAGCTGGTCATACAAAGACAACAGGGTGTCCTCAACATCCTGGCGGAACTTGAGGTCTTCTGTCTCTCTGATTCCGTCCGGATATAGATATGGGTTTAAAAATATTTTTTTGAAAATAATGAGATCGTAATGCTGGATGTGGTGTTCTGCATAAGAAAGCATTGCCTGTGCCTGAGACGTGAACCCGGCCACCAGTGAATAGGCAATGGTGTCAATGATGGTCCGGTCTGTTATCACCACATCGAACCTGGACATGGCATCGAATTCATGCTTGAGCTGTGCCGCAAATATCCAGGCTTGAGCTTGTTCTGTTGTTTGTTTGTTGATAGGGTACGGACACATGGCTTCGATGTCCGCACTGAAAGAAACAGCAAGGTTGGTCTTAGATTCCTTCATAAATTCATAATACCGGCCCGCTCCTGTAGACTTTCCAGTACCATGGCTGCCGGTATAAGAAATGACGGATCTTTTTTTATGGATCATGCCGCCACCCTAAGACCCCAGCTTGATGACAAAAGCCATGTCATCATCGCCTATCAGTTCTTGGATTTCAACACCACGGGACATTAGATCAAGAAATGTCATGACGTCTGATTTGTACGTGCTGCCTTGAGGTTCACCCGCCGCGTATCGCATGACGAAACGCATACTGACAGGCTTTCCATTGTATCCATTGACCAACAGGTCAGCTATAAAGTTCTTTCTTCCTGCATACGTCACCAGGCGCTTAACTGCCTGTCTCTCCTCTTCAGAAAACCTCACATCCATCTCGCCGCTCCTTTACAGCTTCTGCTGTAGCTCATGGGCCAGGCCGTAAGACGCGCCCATGAATAACAATAATCCGCCAGTTGACAAATATATTTGGTACTCTATAAGATCACATGCGACTTCAGCCCCGGCCAGAACAAGACCAGCACCCCACAAGACCGCATAAAACATCGCTTTGACACCCATTCCTAAAAACATCCTTTTGGGGCCGTTTCCGGCCCCGGTCTAAGGAGAGAAAGATATTGACCGCCACAGCCAATCACTCTCTTTCCTGTTGGTTAAATATTACTTATTATTCAGCATTAAGGACTCATCAAAGTCCTGTTCAATTTCTTCAAACAGCGCCCGTTTTGCGGACAGTTTTTGTTCATCTGTCCATGTCGTATTTTTTCTGATCACGGCCATAAGAATCCTGGTAAAAGATCGGCCGAAAATTCAGCCGATCTTTTTCGTCATCCTTAATCAGATTTTCTATTTTCTGTATGACGTTTTTATGTTGCTTGCCAAACTTATCAGCCACGGTCAAAGAGTCTGTAAGCACTGTTTGTTTTTTAGTGGTAACAAGGTCCATCATGCAACCTCCTCGGCCCGAAGGCTTGCAAACGCTTCTCGAAGTTGGTCCGGCGTGGCGTTTTTCCAGCCCTGGACATCCATCCAGTGGAACTCAGCGGCCAGAGAGCAAGCAAAAGGCCAGGACACAGCCTCTTTGCCGTTTAACAGCAAACTAATCTTAGCTTGGCTTATTTTGCTGTCATGTTTTGCCTTAAAATATTTAGCTATTTCAATTTGAGTCATCATGGCTATAGCATATTTGTAGCACGAATTGTTGTCAAGCAAAAAATATTATAAAAACCAATAATTTTTTATAAAGATATAGATATTCAACAAATATGAGGTGTTGAGAGACTTTTAATGGTGTAGTATTTTATTAAGATGGAAGATCTAATGGAAAATAAAAATAAAATATTTGCAATTGGTATAGATAAAATACGTCGAAATAAAAATTGGACACAGAAAAACCTGGCTTCCAAAATAAAAGACGGAAAAAGGGGAACTGTTTCAAGTTGGCTTTGCTGCAGGACTAAGCTCCCAGAAGAAAGGTTTGAAGAATTTGCATCCATATTCAATACCACCGTAGACGCTATCCTTATGATTGGCCGGGAAGAAATATCAAAAAAAGAAGGATTCAAAGCCAGGGAATCAGACATCGAAAAAAAGACTTGCTGAAATTGAAAAAAAAATAAGCAACAAAGCCCAGCAACCGGCAGACATTACCACTGAACGCCACCGGCAAACCATTGAACAATTCCAAGATAAAATACTCGCCCTTGAAATAAATATAGAACTTGTAAAACTTGAACAGCTCGATAAGGGCCAATTAAAGGAAATACTTGGAATAATAAAAGATAGGAAATTTAGGTTAGAACAAGAATCACAAAAAAAAGAACCGGCATCAAACGGGGAAAATAGGTGTCTCATCATACCATTCCCGCTTACCAAGGGCGGGTTGATTGAATAGTTTTCAATCTTTCAAAGGGGAATTATTATGAAAAAAATCTTGATCGCGTTGTCCATTCTGGTTGCCTTTTCTACATCCGCCTGGGCGGGCAGCTTAACGGCTTCCCAAAAAAAATGCAGTCCGATCCGCAAAACAATACCTGTCCATGACCGGCTTTTCAAGGGCCGGATTAATCCAACAGCTTTCGGCAGATTTTGGTGACGGGTATTCTGTCCCTGATGCAACCGCCGCAGTAGACAGCATGGATGTAGACTGGAACGAGCAAGCAGCCCGTTCCGCAAAACAGTATATAGAAATGCAGGGCTTCTCATGCAAAGGGCTTGTTCAGCAGCTTTCATCAAGCGCCGGAGATAAATACACCGTGGATCAAGCGACCTATGGAGCCCGTAAAGTAGGGGTTTGTAAATAGACAACAATTTTTTTCTGTTTGACAATGCAAAAATAATCTGCAATCCTATGCACGATTGACCGCCACAACCAATCACTCTTTTTCCTTGCAACCGCCAGGAGGTAAGGATGAGAGAACATCACAGCAAAACCCGTGTCATAATCAATGACAACGGGTTTTTTGTATTCACACTCCTATCCCCCGCCTCCCTTCTTTTTAAAGGAGGATATCTGTGGACATAATCATAGATGCAGAAACCACCGGGACAAAGCAAAAAGACCAAGTCATTGAGCTGGCTATCATCAACGCAGAGACGGCAGAAACCATCTTCAACAGGCGCATGAAGCCCACAGTTGAAATCAACCCAGAAGCCGCCGCCGTCCACGGAATTCATGAAAAATATCTCTCCGGGTGCAGCACATGGATGGATTATCACGCCCACATCATGGGTATCATCAGGCATGCCAAATTAGTTATAGCGTACAACTCAAGCTTTGATACCCGGATCATAGAGCAAACGGCCAGGGCCTTTAATTGTTTTTGGCCCCGTGCCGGAATACGGCACCTTTGCGAAAACCTGGACAATGTAAATCCACGGGCATTGTTCCCCCAAGGAAGAATCAATCTCCTGGTAGCCTCTCCGGAATGCACCCACCACAGCAATGCCAGGGGTGGTGTGCCCTGTTCTGATCAATCCAGGGCAACGGCCTGGAGGGTGGTGGACTGGGCGGCCGCCATCTACATTGATAATATCCTTATTGAAAATGTTCCGGAGTTTCAATCCTGGGGACCACTTGGTGCCGATGGAAAGCCGATGAAATCAAAAAAAGGGGCGACATTCCAGGCTTTTAAGATTGCCCTTGAATCACTTGGTTACCGGGTTGATTATCGGGTTTTAAATGCGGCCGACTATGGCGACCCAACCTGCCGGAAACGATTTTTCCTAATTGCGCGCCGCGGTAACAAGCGAGTCCACTGGCCTGAACAGACACATGCAGAGCATGCCTGCCGGGATATGTTCGGGCACGAGACAAAACCATGGGTACCGGCCAGGAAAATTATTGATTGGAACATTGAAGGGCAGTCAATTTTTAACCGGAAAAAACCGCTGGCGAAAAAAACTTTGGCCCGTATTGAATATGGGCTTCGAAAGTTTGGCGGAGAGGACTTCTTGGTTAAATTTTTCGGCACCGGCCAGGGTGTCTCTCTGGATAAACCCATGGACACCGTTACGACCAGCGGGAACCACCATGGTCTGGTTCAGCCTTTTGTCACTATCATGAAGGGTATGAGTAAAACCCGGGGCGTGGACAAGCCTTTGCCAACACTCACAACGAAACAACACATATAGCTTTGTGAATCATTCCTGATTGACCTGAATTATTCCCATGCTGGTCCTGCTCGAGTACGCTCCCTGGCCCGGCCGGCACCGACCGATGTCACTCAGCAGAATTACGCCCTGATCCATGCACACCTGATTAAATATTTTGGTACCGGCATGGCCCAGAGCGTTGATAAGCCATTGGATACGGTCACCACAAAGGACCGGTTCGGCCTGGTAGAAATTTTTGAGAAAACCCCTGGGCTGGATATCCGGTTACGTATGCTGCAGCCGCATGAGCTGGCCAAGGCCCAGTCCTTCCCGGATGATTACAAGTTCTGCGGGGATAAGGGGGAGATTGTTAAGCAGATTGGGAATGCAGTGCCAGGGAAAATAGCCGCGGCTTTATGCCGGGAACTTATAACGTAAAAATAAAGTTAATGGGCTGAACAATGCCCGGGAGGAAAAAAATATGACAACAGAACAAGATTTATATCCGTTTCCGGCAACGGTTGATGAGGTGATTGACCGGGCAGCAAAACATTTACCGGAAGGATATTCAATCAAAATAGAGATTGAGAAAGATGGTTACAACGTCGGCCTTGAGCGCCCTGACGGATCGGAGGTCAACTCTGTGGATGGCGGAGACGGAATAAGGTCAGATATTAATGAGGCTATCTGCATCGCTAATGGATTTGTGGATTAGCCCCTGATCAAAAGACCACGAAGAAACGACAAAAAACACCGGTTCGTCGGCTTTGATTCCTTTTGCCTGTCCTGGCTGCATCGGTTTTTCGAGGATTCTACCCCGGAGCCGGGACCGCAGGTGATAATGGGCAGGTCCGCAGTTATCCGGAATATCCGGACAACTTACAAACAGCCCATGGCCCGGGCCGGGTTCCGGCGTGGGCAGAGGAGGGAGAAGTGATGCAAGAGCACCGCATAGTGACACATCTGACAGAATTGCCCGGCGAACCGAACCCATGGAGTGCGTTCATTTTTCAGCCAGATTCGCCCGACCAAACGCCTGACGATTACATTGCATCGAATTGCGGGATGTTGGATACCTTTGACTTGATTGCGTTTGGGAAAACAGAAGCCGAAGCCGTTTTCAATCTTTTCAAAAAGCAGGAGCCAGTCAAGAAGGCAGACAAGGACGTTAAGGAAATTTTTCATAAAAACAGCAGCTTTGGTCCGGGATATCAACCTCGCCAAGGAGGGTACCCCGGCACACCCCCTGGTGATGAATAAATTAATTTAAGAGGAGATTAACTTGAATGGAAGAGTATCAAAAAAGAGTCGTGATTGAAAAGCACGGACTTGATGACAAGATAGAAAGACTCGCGGCCTTTATGGGTAGTGAAGCATTTATGAAATTGAATGATAT